AGAACTTTTATTTGGAACAATGGAAAACCCCAAGCAATGAGATCCTATCACGACGACATTATAATGTGCCTTTCTATCATGTGCTGGGTTCGCGATACTGCTTTGGAAGTATCAGAAAAAGACCTCCAATATCGGAAAGCTATGATTGATGGAATGTACCTGAAGAAGAACGTTATGAATACAACTATAAAAGGCCAGGATGGGTATAATGCTGATTTCGAAACTAAATATAAAGAAGAGTTAAATATAGCAAAAAACTTTGCTTGGATTTTCAAAGGATAATAAATGGCTAAAAGAAACAAGAATTTAGGGAAGAACCCTTACAATCCGGAGAATGGTCTTTTCCGTTCACTAACAAGATTGTTTTCCGGACCGATCACACAAAGAAGAACACAACAAGGCCGCGCACTGAGAAGGCGACACTTAGATACTTATGCTAGCAGATTTACATCCGCATCAGGCAAACAGTTTAAAAAACAAGAATATAACCCCATGAATGTCATGACGGTTAATATGATATCAAATCGAAACCGAGCTGAGAGATATGTGGACTTTGATCAAATGGAATACACACCGGAGTGTGCTTCATCACTCGACATATATGCTGATGAAATGACAACGCATTCTTCTTTACAACAAATGTTAAGAATCAAATGTCCCAATGATGAAATTAAAACAATTTTAGAGAATCTTTATCATAATGTCTTAAACATTGAACACAACTTGTTCGGTTGGTGTAGAACTATGTGTAAATATGGAGATCTATTTCTTTATTTAGATATTGAAGAGAGCATGGGAATTAGGGCCACCATAGGGCTTCCTCCTCAAGAAATTGAACGTTTAGAGGGCGAAGATGAGTCTAACCCCAATTACGTACAGTTTCAATGGAATTCTGCGGGAATGACTTTAGAAAACTGGCAAATGGCTCACTTTCGCATTCTTGGAAACGACAAACATGCTCCGTACGGAACATCTGTCTTGGAACCTGCTCGTAGAATCTGGAGACAACTTACTTTACTTGAAGATGCTATGATGGCTTACCGAATTGTTCGGGCACCAGAGAGAAGAGTTTTTAAAATTGATGTTGGAAATATTCCTCCTCAAGATGTGGAACAATACATGCAGAAAGTTATGACACAAATGAAGCGACACCAAGTCACAGATCCATCAACAGGTCGACTTGATTTAAGATATAATCCCCTTTCAATTGAAGAAGATTATTACATTCCTGTTCGCGGCACCTCAAATACAAGCATAGAGAATCTTCCGGGTGGAGCAATGACAGCTACCATTGAAGATGTTAAATATTTACGAGATAAGTTGTTCTCTGCTCTTAAAGTTCCTCAATCCTACCTTACAATGGGAGAAGGAGCACAGGAAGACAAAACAACTCTCGCACAAAAAGATATTCGTTTCGCTAGAACAATCCAAAGACTACAGAGAGTTGTGATTGCTGAATTAGAAAAAATTGGCATCATTCATCTTTTTACAATGGGATTTCGGAATGATGATCTCCTGTCGTTTAAATTGCAACTAAACAACCCATCAAAGATTGCCGAGCTTCAAGAGCTTGAACATTGGGATCAAAAATTCTCTGTTGCTAGTAATGCAACCGAGGGATATTTTTCCAAGCGGTGGGTTGCTGAAAACCTATTCGGACTCTCAGATGAAGAGTTCTTAAGAATGCAGAGGGAAATGTTTTATGACAAAAAGTTCGGAGCATCTCTAGAAGCAGCCGCACAACCAGCAGAGTCTGGTGGCGATGACGCCGGAGGTGGTCTTGGAGACCTAGGTGATGGTGGTGGTGACCTTGGAGGTGACGACCTAGGTGGTGATTTAGATTTGGGTGGTGATGCCGGAGACATGGCTGCTGGGGACGAGAGCCCTGGTGCCGAAGGGGGTGATCAAAATGATGATGTTCTCCTAGCTGAACCCCCTGCTAAACGCGATGACGAGCCCAAATACAAAAGAGGAAAGTATCAACGACACCAAACATCATATAAGAAAGGTGGTAGAAAAAAGAATATGAAAAATCAAGCCACCGGTGAGTATGGGAATACATACAGAACGACTTTTCAAGGAAAGTCGGGTTTTGGAGGATTAGATTCTTTGGCTCGTGGAATTACCGAAGGTAAGGAAACAGAAGAAGAGAAACTATTTAAAACATCAAGACAGGTTGATAACTTAATTAAAAATCTATTAAAAAAGGTGAAAACAGATGAAACACAATAAGAAAAGAAATACCGCTTTTCTTTACGAATCTCTTGTAAAGGAACTAACGAAAGCAGTTGTTAGACAAGAAGAAGCAAAAAAGAAAACAATTATAACATTAATCAAGGAAAGCTTTAAAAAAGGATCTCCTTTAAATGAAGACCTTGATCTATATAAATCTATTCTAGAGAATAAGGATAAGATGACGAAAGACTTCACAGATCGCTTTCTCGTTGAGACAAAGAAGGATTACAACTCTATAGATCGCAAATCGGTCTTCAATGCGCAAACAAAATTGATCTCTCAGATTAATCAACAGCTCGGCGCTAGTGTTTTCAACAACTTCGTTCCAAACTACAAAGATATTGCAACAGTTGGTTCTTGGTTTCAAGACACAAAGTCAAATGCAAAAAGCCGTCTTATAATTGAGACAAAGGTTAAATCCCTTTTGGTTCCTTCTGTTAAAGAAGAAAAAGAGATGAAGCACATTGATAATCTCACTTATAAAACTTTTGTTGGCAAATTCAATGATACTTATAAAAATTCTCTTAAAGAGAACCAAAAATCGCTTCTTACAAATTATATCACATCGTTCTCCGACAATGGGCTCGGACTTAAGTCATTTATTAACGAGGAAGTGGGAAGTTTGAAGCTACAACTCTCTCAAAAACTTTCCGAGGGCAAGGACACCATCGGAGAAGAACGACACGAAAAACTCTCTAAAGTTTCCACATTTTTGGAAAATTTCAAAAAACAACCATTGGATGAAAAAATGGTTGTGAAGCTGTTTTATGTTCAAGATCTGATGGAGGAATTGTAATGGTTAAGGTAAACGTTGTCAAGCAGGGTGGTGTTGATACCATAACTCCGAATGATGGAAATGTTGGGATAGATATCAAACCAACAGTTGGAATTAAAATCACACAAAGCAATCTTCAAGATTATGTTTTTGAGTTAACGGCTAGAGAATCTTTAAATGGTGATCTTTTAATTTATGACCACAAAGACATTGATATAGTTCTGATGCAAGAGAAAAAGAAAATCGTTGCTTTTGCAAAAGATATGCTAACAGATAACGTCTATGGTGCGGAGTCTCGACTGTTTGAATATTTAAGAAAACACGGGATTGTTGCTTATGATTCCATTCAAGGTGGAAACATTTATGGATCCATGGAAGCACAAATTTTAGAATCTAAAAAATACGATTCGGTTAAAAGTGCCCTAGTTCAGATCGCTGAATGGTTTAAGGAAGAAAAGCCAATGATAGAATTTATGGAATCTCATGATGAAGACATGGAAAGCGCCTTATTGGATCCGGATGAAGAACACGCAACCGAATTGGGTGAGGTTCCACATGAAGAGGAAAAGGGATCAATCTTGCAAAAAAATATGTTTGCCCCCTATCTTTACGGAAGGTATACCTATTAATGTCGATGCGAAAAATCCTAAAAGAGTGGAGAAAGTTTAAATTAACAGAGGGGCAACATTCCCCAGATGTTGCATATGGTGATGATCTCGAACCAAACCTTTCTTTGCATCACGTAGAGGAAGATGAAGACCATTATATTATTCTTTACCGCAAGCAAAAATATGTTGATGCTTTTTATATCGTGGGATATGCTTCTGTCGATCTATTGACTGATACAGGAGACAAGAGATTTAATTGTATTCCAAAAACCTATCAAGTTGGAGCTATCTATGTAGAACCCGAACTTCAAGGAAAAGGCTTTGGTCAATTACTCTATGACCTTGCTTTTGCCGCCATCGGAGATGATGCTGGTCTTACATCGGACAAATATTCCGGGACACAAGCCGCCGCTAAAAGAAAATGGAAAAAAATGGAAAACTCACCTGAATATGAAAAAAGAAAAACACAAATGAAAAATGATGAGTTTGATTATGATGGCAAGAAAACACCCGATGACCCAGAGGATGATTGCGGCACAGCGATGGACCTCGGAGATACCAACGCCACAGATCATTCTCTTAAAAAGAAAGGCAACAGTGATGGTGTTTCAAAACTAAAAGCTTTTAAAACGCAGCACCAACAAAATGATTTCCTTAATAGAGATGACGTTGAAAATAAGCTTCTCAATAAAGCAGTTTGGAGATTCGGAGAAATCTACTCACAGATGACAAATTATAATTAAAAAGAGGTTTTAGTGAATTTATTGCATTTTGTTTTAGCATGCTATGGCATGACCTTCATAATTGTCTATGGTAAAATCTTTGAAAATTTAAGACCAGAGAAAGATTATACAAAAAAATGGAACACATTATTCCATTGTCCTCTTTGCATGGGCTTTTGGGTTGGTGTGTTTATGTGGGCGATAAATGGTTTCACAGAACTATTTACATTTGAATATTCGTTTGTTAATGCATTTATTTGCGGCTGCGTCTCTGCAGGAACAAGTTATTTATTAGCAATGTTTATTGACGATTTTGGAATAAGGAGAAATAAAAATGAAATTAACAGCTAAAAAACTTAAAGAACTTATTAAAGAAGAATTTAATGCCATGAAAGAAGAGAATAATTCTTCTGTAAATGTGAAGGCTGTTATCGAAAAGGGTATGAATTCTATTAAACCTGAAGAATATCAAAAAGCCCTAGAAGATCCTAAAACCCAAGAGGCATTAGCCAAGATAGCCAGCAAGCTTGGTCTAGATGGACTCAACGAAGAATCGGATGAAGAATATGCTGGAAGAAAAGACGAAGCCAGATTGAAGGCAAAGATTTCTGACGCCGTACAAATGTCGGCTGGAGCCAGCGCTATTTTTGCTATCAACGCATTGGGTGTTGGTGGCGCAACTTTAGTAGCAACTGCTGGTGTTGGTGCATTAGTCGGTTTG